CACCACCCTTTTGCTTTTTCGATCTCATTTGATACTAGCCATCGTTAGCCAGTAACTCTGAACTCCCCTGCTTGATTAAATATAAACGCAAGAACTTCTTTTCCTCGTTAATATTTTCTATCCTGTCTACTTTATAGCGAACTCCATTATACAACAGCCATTCTTGATCCGTAACTGTAACAACGCTTGTATATCGTGTGGTAAATACATGCGTGATAGATTCTGATACCCCAGCACCGCCAAATGACCGATAACCTTTCTCATCCGTTTCAAACTTGCCCCACAAAACACTTAGATCAATAAATTGTTCAGTTAAATCTGTCACCCCAAAATGAGAGCCAACCATTGCCCGTGTTTGCACAGTAGCTTTTTGATTTAGGCTCTTAACTGGGATGTTAGACTTACAAGTCATAGGATATATCAATTACTTTGTATCGATCATAAATATCATTAACCACATCAGGACAACCACATATTCCACGGTTATCATACCAATGATGAACGGTTTGCAACAACGCCATAGTAATATCTGCAGGGACATCCGATACGTTATCTCCATAGCCAGATTTAAACGTGATTTTAACCCCCTTTACATCATCATCTACAGTAGGTATTTCAATTTGCTCAATAATGCCATAAATACCCCCTTCTGATAGCTTGTATTCAGATGATGGAAGTGTTGTGTATGTGCTATCTTTTAAATATTCAATAGATACAAGGGATTGATAAGGCGCACGGCGTAAAGTTAAGTCGCCATTAAACGATGGTCTGTAGCATTCATAGGTAGTTGTTAGTAAATCCCTATTCATGATGCCCTCGGCTTGCTTTACCGCTGCATCAATAAATAATTGGATCATTGAGTTTTCGTCATCGCCAGATAATCGTATAAAATCCTTGACTTGATCTAGTGATATTATATTTTTCTCAACCTTACCAATCCGCTTGTATTCTATAGTCATTTTTTAATTGCCTTTTTAACGACCTTTTTTACCTTTTCAACTTTTGTTTCTAACCCCTCTGATTTTACAGCCTTGTTTTCTTTTACCAATGTTTTTTTTGTTGGCTTGTCTTCTTCTATGATCTCGGCATACCCAAGCATAAACATTGCTTGCCCAATGCTAGTTAGTTTTTGAGACGAATTGATAATTGCCCCTTTTGTAAATGTTATGTTTTCACCATTAACATTAAATTTGCAGTCTTGTAAAATTTTTACTTTCATGGTTAATTTACTCCTAATAATAAAATGGTGGCCTTTTACAGCCACCGATTATATTCCCCTCTATTATAACACTTAATGTTATTAAGCAGTAGGTTTGCTCAAAGCATGGCCTTTGATAGCAACCACACCAATAACAGCACCACTAGTAGTATTAGCTGACACGATACTAGCTCGAACATATCGTTTCTTTCCTACATAACCAACATCTTTAGACAAGTTGTCGTCAGTGTCAGCAGTAAATGATGGCAATCCACCGATAAGGTCTGTAGATGCAACAGTAGCTGCGTCAGACAAGGCAGAATCATCACCATGCTCGATAACAAGGGTGTAATCACCGTCACTTACTGTTCCAGTAACCAAGCTGAAAACCAATGATGCAAACCCAGCTGAATCAATAATATTGCCAACAGTTGTGGTGTTTGTAGCAATAGAACCAAAGTTTAGACCAACATCGGTTGAAATTGAACTCTTTAAATCATAATCCATTTTTTAATTCTCCTAGATTACCCCACGATCAAACGTGGGGTATAACAATAATTCTATTAAGCTTTGATTTTTAGCAATGCAAAGGCTTCTGGCAATACAACTTTACCAGTTAGGTATCGAAACCAAGTGTATTCAATAACACGCTGCTTCTTTAATCGGTAAGGGTCTTGAACAAGTTCAAGGTCTACACTGTCAAGAATATTGTATCCTGAGAAAAAGTCACCAAAACCAACAACAATATCGCCAGCAGTTTGGCCAGTTAGCCCAGTTAGTTTGTCCATGTCTTGCATGATGACATAAGGGAACTCATTGATAGTGTTAGGGGCATCACCCATACCAGCTTTCCACAAGTAACCATTGTCAGTCCCTTCACGCTCAGTTTTTAGGTACGCCAATGTTTCACGGCTTAAGAAATAAACTGGATTAAAACCAGACTTTACTCTAGCTGAAAGCAAAACAACATCAGTAAATGAAATTTCACCAGCAGTGGCAGTGTCAAACGAAGGAACGGAAGAATTTACCAAAACACCCTCTGGGGCTTTAACGCCTGTACCTGTTAAAAAGCTTCGGCCTTCAGCTTGAGCAAATGCTAGTACAGCGTCACGTTGAATTTCATTAGCCATATCAAAACCAGCAAAGTTAAGCTGGTCACGGGTAACAGGAGTAGTTACTTGCAAGGCGTGAGCGGTCAACGCTTCTGACCCGTATGCAGATTGGCTGTCCCCACCTTCTTCAAACTCACCTTCAAATAAAGCAGATGGAATTCCAGTTCGTACTGGCACATTTAGCGTTTTAACGCCAGCAACAGATTGAACACGGGCTAATCGGCGAACATCTGAAATTTCCTCAATTTGTCGAATAATTTCAGTTGACAAAACCTCAGGAACCAGGTACCCACCGTTTGCACCAACATCGGTTCGCAATGCTTTTTGCTCAGCTTCTGACAAAGCAGCTACATCCCAAGATTTAACCAAAGCATTGAAAGCCTTATATTCGAGAGACTCTTTGTAGTTTTTTGGGGCTTCAACAGATTTTTGAGCAATAGCAAGCTCCAAAGTTTCTAAACGCTCCTGGGCTGCTTTCAACTCGTTAGCTGCTTCAACAGATTTTAACGTCAACTCTTTGTTTTTTTCTTCGTAAGCGTCAATATCTTTTTGAATTGCTTCAATTTTAGACTTTTGCTCACCAGTAGCACCTTCAATACTTTTCAACCCTTCTAATACTGCACCTAACTCAGCATTAGCTCCTTGTTCGGTAGTTTTTACTTCTACACTCATTTTTTACACTCCTGTAATTATCTAATAAAACAATAAATAAATTGATTATGCTCTATTCATTGCGATAGATAACTCATTCCGAGCGTTGACAAATCTATGATATTTAATATATCACAGTTTTTTGTCAATATTTTAAATTAAAAAGTTTTTTTCATCATGTCAAATGGGTCAATAATATCAAACACAGCGTCTTTTATATTATCACCAGTGTTTGTATTCCCATTTTCAGAAGGCTTACCCACAGCATCCTTAATAACAGATGCTGGAATTTGCAAAATATGCCCAGGCAGGTCAAATATTCCCATTTTTAATCCTTTATTTTTTCTTGTATATTTTGTAAACTTGATTTTATTTCTGACAACAAAGTTTCTGCTGCTTTCTTTTCAGCATCAATAATTCTGTCGGCAATATCTTTTTTGTCTTGAATTTTCTTGACACAGGCTAAAAATGCAGTCGCTTCTTGGTTGCTTAATCCGTATGCTTTTAAAAAGTCAGATGCATCCTTGATATGCCCAAATTGCTCAAACTGTTGAACCATGTTTTTTTGCAAGGGGCTATCAACACCATCAATCTTTTCATAATATTTATTAATTGACTCCACGGCCATGCTAATATCATCAATGCCATCCACTGACTTACGCCCTTTAATTGCTGCACTAGCCAAAAATAACGCCTTAGGGATTATTTGTAATTCACCGTCAACAATATCGGCAATCTGGTACGCCCCTTCTTGTTTTTTCTCGTCATAGAATAAGAACGCTGTTTTTTGTTGGTCTGCTGGCAATTCTTTTTGAACACGCTCCAATGCTTCAGACGGCACCCATGCATATTCTTTTTCATAAATAGGCAAGCCGTCTTGAAATGGTGTAAATGCCTTACTTGTGATAGCTGCTTCTGGGTTCATGGGTATAGTAACCAATGATACCTCATACAAATCAACAGACTTAATCATTCGAACATTAGACCCGTTGTATTTTTCATAATCAGCGTCTTTAATTGAAAAACCAATAGACATATCATTGATAGACCCTATTTTCATTTGGGGGATAATGCGATCAGAAACAAATTTATCATCCCTTGGCATTTTCCCTTTAACGTAAAGTCCTTTCTCGTCCTCATACGCATCA